AGTTAAATTGTCTTTTGTGTAGAGGTAAGCACGGGACAAAGCTGGCTTACCTTCACAGGGTTCATTCAAGATGACAATCTTGCCGCCTGCATTGTTGTCAGTCTCGGCAAATGGGTTGGCGCATACGCTAGTGATAGCCAGTGCGGCTGTAATTGTGATGATTAAATTTTTCATGCTGACCACCATGCAACGAGTAGGACGGCCATGCCAACACCGATGGCGATGGCGAGAATAAAGTCAATGACTGCTTCGCCACGGGCGTTGAGCTTGGCGTTCTTGACTTCGGGGTAGTGAAAGTATTTGCTGTGTTTCATGTTGTGCTTTCAATGGGGGCCGAGGCCCCGTGGGTTAGATTAGGCTGCGGCTTTCTCGGCAAACAAGCGCTTGGCTTCTGTACCTTGATAAGCGTATTCGTCAGAACCGTAAGCAGGATCAATTTCTTCCCAAAATGTTGGTGACAAAAACTGACCAGACTGAAGGGCTGCATTAACACGGGCAACTAAGCGCTCGGCTTTGGCAGATGCTTCTTGACGCAGATCGGGAAAATAAGAATCGCCAGACTCAGGGCAAACAACTTCTTGAGTACCGTTAAAAATTGCTGTGTGACGGAAGCGGCGGCCAGCTGCGTTTTCGATGATGACGTAATACTGCTCGGCAATAAATGGATGACCATCGCATTTGTAACCGGCGTTGTACATATCAGATGCGGCGTAAGCTGTGTAAGTTGCGTTCATTTTGTGTTTCCTTTATGGCCTTGCGGCAGATTGGGGGCCGAAGCCCCGTTTGGTTTAAGAGCGTGTAGAACGTGTGCCAATCAAATCACCATCCATGATCTGGAACATGATGGTCTTGGCAATGTTGAGGGTCTTGCGAGCGCCCTCTGTATTGCCATAACCCATTTGCTCTTGAGCATCAGACATCAGGCCAGCGACAACCATGTGGCCACCATGAAATTGGTAAGTAATGGATTCTTTAACCTGGTCAATGTAGCCCTCAATGTCATTGAAGCCATACATTGATTCGTTGCGGCTGATTTGTGTTGCGTTTGTCATTTTGTGTTTCCTTTATGGCCTTTCGGCGTGATGGTCAGAGAACCATTTCCCTGCCACGCTTTGAATTCTAGCGATTTGCTAGGTCTTGTCAAGCCCTTTGCTAGAATTATTTTCATAGGTGTTTTCCCTATTGTTAAAAAACTCTATCAATGTGCTAGAGTCGATGCCCTATGAACACACAAATACCCCCAGATGAGCGCCGACAACTGGCAGAAAAAGTTGGCATAAACGAGCAATATCTTTACCAGTGCCTTACTGGCCGGCGTGAGATGTCAGCATGGGAGGCCGTCAGAGTGGAGCAACAAAGCGAAGGGCGGCTTACTCGCAAGATGGTGTGCCAGGGCAGTTGGCAGTCTATTTGGCCAGAGCTGGTGGAGGCAAAAGCATGAGCAATTTAACTTCTATTTTCCCCAATGGCTTCGCGGCTGCCACAGAGAGCCAAGACCTGATCAACCCAGAGGAATCGTTTCGCAGGCATTGTGAGGCTGCTGGCCTCTTGATCAAAGACCAGATCATTGCTGACGGTGAGATTCACCGTGTGGCGCATGTTTCATCTAAGAAGGGTGCGCTTGACGGCTGGTACATCTTGCACACCAGTGGCAAAGTACCTGTGGGCATTGCAGGCTGTTGGAAAGAGCCTGTGTTTGAGAGCAAATGGATTGCAGACACCGGCAGGGCCATGTCATTCACTGAGCGCTTTGAGCATGACAAGTGGGTGGCAGAGGTCAAAGCCAAGAAAGATGCAGACAGACTGGCTAGTCAGGCGGTGGCTGCCGAGCGTGCAGAGGATGAGGTTGGAACGTATGCCGATGCAAGCAATGACCACCCTTACCTTGTGCGCAAGCATGTTGGCGCCAATGGGATCAAGATTGATAGGGCTGGGCGCTTGGTTGTGCCGGTGATCAATCAGGCAGGCGAGATATTGAGTTACCAAACCATTGATGCAGATGGCAACAAGCGGTTCCTTAAAGGTGGCAAGATTGAGGGCGGGTTTTACGAGTTGAGGGGTAACCGGAAGATCGTGTTCATTGGTGAGGGTTTTGCCACATGTGCGTCAATCCATGAGGCGACTGGCTACACCGTGCTGGTGGCATTTGACTGCGGTAACTTGGCCAAGGTGGCCAAGAGCGCCAAGGAGATGTTCCCAGGCTCCAAAATCGTGATCGGCGCAGACAATGACCAGTTCACCGAAGGCAACCCTGGCGTGACCAAGGGCAGAGCAGCTGCGGCATTGGTGTTTGGTGAGATTGTGTACCCATCATTCTCAGACTCAGACATGGTGGACAACAAGCCCACAGACTTCAATGACCTTCACTGCCTGCAAGGCTTGGATGCCGTGAAAGAGCAGATCGAGCGCGTGGCAGGGCCAATGCGCGACAAACTGGCGTTTGAGTTCAGCAGGGCAGACAGCCTGCAACTGACCCAAATCAAGTGGATCGTTGACGACTACATTGAGGCAGACTCGTTGGCGCAAGTGTTTGGTGACCCAGGCGGTGGTAAGTCCTTCGTCAGCATCGACATTGCCTGCTGTGTGGCGACTGGCAAAGCCTGGCATGGCCATGAGGTTAAGCAAGGTAGCGTGTTCTACATTGCCGGCGAAGGCCACAATGGCTTGGCACGGCGGTTCAAGGCATGGCAAATCGGCAACGGCCAGACCTTAGACGGTGCGCCACTGTACAAGAGCCACCGTGCGGCGCAACTATATGACGCCACAGAGGCTGCGGTGGTGGCCGAGTCAATCAAAGAGCTGTCTGCGCAGGCGGGAACCGTGCCCAGCTTGATCATCATTGACACATTGGCGCGTAACCATGGCGGCGATGAGAACAGCACCCAAGACATGAATGCGTTCATTCAGCACTTGGATACCTACTTGCGCCAACCATGGAACTGCTGCGTTCTGGTGGTGCATCACTCTGGCGTGGCTGACAAGGATAGGTCTAGGGGTAGCACAGCCCTGAAGGGCGCGTTGGATGCGGAATACCGATGCCAGCTGGATTCGGGAACCAAAACCATAGCGTTTGAGTCCAAGAAAATGAAAGACGCAGAGATGCCTGCAGCTAAGAACTTTCAGATCACGCAAGTTGACTTGCCAATCCAAGACAAGCATGGTCTGGCGGTCAAAGGTGCATACCTGACGGCTGTGGACATTTCGGGTCTTACCAGCTCAATCCAAAAGAAAACCTACCTTGCAGGCAACCAAAGGAAGACCTTGGACTGCCTGGTGGCCATCCAAATGAGCCATGAAAAGAACGGCATTTTGGACTTGGTAACCTACGATGAGTGGCGCGAGTCGGCCAAAGAACATGGCATCAAATCCAACCGATTTAGGGAAGTTGTTGATAGCTTGGTCAAAAAGTTGTTGGTTTTGGAGGACTCCAGAGGTTATAGAACAAGACCGAATGTAGATGCTATTGTCGAACCGAAACTTACCGAATCGGTAACCGAATCGGTTAATTCGGTTGAACCGAAACTATGAACCGAATTAACCGAAACTTACCGAAACTTACCGAAACTGCCGGCTCAAACAGTCGGTATTTCGAACCGAAACTTACCGAAAGTGCTTATAAGCACATTCGGTTTCGGTTCGTAAACTGTTTCGGCTCGGTTCGGTTCGGTTTTGGGAAAATCGGGCAAGGTTGGGAAAGTTGGGGATTGGCATGATTGAAGTTGAAATGGACATGAAAATCGTGTCAGTAGCCAACATGCGGTTGCATTGGGCGGCTAAAGCAAGGCTGACTAAAACCCAGCGGCAAAAGACAAGGATGGCACTAGCAGCTGTTGCACAGTCTTATGGCGTTGAGATACTGCCAGTCACCGTGGTGTTGACCAGGGTGGCTCCAAGGAAGCTAGATGGCGACAACTTGCAGTCTGGGTTCAAAGCGGTCAGGGACGGTGTGGCTGACTGGCTTGGCGTGGATGATGGAAGCAGCATGATCGAGTGGCAGTACAACCAAAGGTCTGGTGGGCCGAATGTGTACAAGGTTGAGATTGAGGTGATAACATGACGGTGTGTGCCACTTTGCAGTTGCCACACGTTTGGGGAAAGCGCCAGTTGGTGTGAGTACCTTCTTTTTTTGAGGAGTTTACAAGTGACTGATAACTTGGCGTCAGAAATGACAGTGCAAAGAGAAGGCCCAGGCCGTCCAGCTTTGTTTCCGGCAGAACATGAGGCTTGGCAAAATATCCTGCGTGGCATCTCAGAAGGCAAAAGCCTGACTAGCACCCTCAGAGCCGAGGGAATGCCAAGTTACTCGCTGGCGCGTCAAATGATCAAGAACAACCCAGAGTTCAGGGCGGCTTACGAAAAGGCCGTAGAAGACCGCGCAGACCGTTTGGCAGAGGAAATCATTGAGTTGTCAGATAAAGAGCTTCCAGATGGTTTAGAAGGCTCTATGGCTAGTGCTTGGGTTCAACAGAAACGTCTGCAAGTTGAAGCACGCAAATGGGTGGCTGCAAAACTTAAACCGAAAACCTACGGTGACCGCATTGATGTTGCCGTGACCGATCACAGGATTAGCGTTATGGATGCGCTGACACAAGCCAAACAGCGCGTGTTGATGGATAACAGTAACGTGGTAGATGTGAAAGCAAAGCAGGCGTAATCGGGAAGGTTATGCGCTTTTTGCATAAAAATTGTACGGTTACGCGCACGCGCGCACGTTGCGTAAACGCAACAAAAAGAAGGCTCGGAAAGCAGAAAAGCATCGTCCACTTTACACAATGACCATTATGTTAAGTTGACCCTGAGTTATCCACAGAAAAAATACTACTCAGGCATTACAGTTTGAGTTATCCACAGGCAACTGTGGACAACTGTGGACAAACCCCTGTGGACAAGCGCCCGCAGGCCGCCAGCCGGCCGAGGGGGAGGGGGTAGGGCCGGCGGGAAAGGGCCGCAGGAACGGTAGCCCCGCGAACATTTTTTAAAATATTTTTAATTTTATTTTTTTCGTTTAACATCGCGCAAATGCAAACCACAATCTACAAGCCCGAAGACGAACAAGAGTTGATGGCCACTCTGTGGACACCGGCCATTGCCGATGACCCAGAGGCGTTTGTGCTGTTTGCCTTCCCTTGGGGTCAGGAAAATACACCCTTACAAAACTTCAAAGGCCCACGCAAGTGGCAGCGCGAAGTCCTGCGTGAGATTACCCAGCACATTAAAAACAACCAGGGCAAAGTAGACTTCAACACCCTGCGCAGTGCGGTGTCTTCTGGCCGTGGTATCGGTAAGTCTGCGCTCGTCAGCTGGCTCACCATATGGATGCTATCCACACGCATAGGCTCGACAACGATCATCTCGGCCAACAGCGAAGCCCAGCTGCGTGCAGTCACATGGGCCGAGATCACAAAGTGGTTGGCCATGAGCATCAACAGCCACTGGTTTGAGGTTGCGGCCACCAAGATTACGCCGGCAGCGTGGCTTACTGAGCTGGTTGAAAAAGACCTGAAAAAAGGCACACGGTATTGGGCTGTTGAGGGCCGTTTGTGGTCTGCTGAGAACCCAGATGCTTATGCTGGTGTCCACAACTTTGATGGTGTGATGGTGATCTTTGACGAGGCCAGCGGTATTGATGACTCGATCTGGGCTGTGACGGCTGGTTTCTTTACTGAGAACACACCAAACCGCCTTTGGCTGGCTTTTTCCAATCCACGCCGAAACACTGGCTACTTTTATGAGTGCTTTAACTCCAAGCGCGACTTTTGGAGTAACAAGGTGGTTGACGCACGCACCGTAGAAGGCACAGACAAACAGGTTTACCAGAATATTATTGATGAATACGGCCCCGACTCAAGCCAGGCACACGTTGAGGTCTATGGCATGTTCCCGTCTGAGGGTGATGACCAATTTATTCCGGCAGATATTGTGGATGAGGCCATGAGCAGGCCCAAATACAAAGATCAGACAGCGCCAATCATCATTGGTGTTGACCCTGCACGCTTTGGCGCTGACGCAACGGTGATTGCAGTGCGCCAAGGGCGCGACATTGTGAGGATTGACCGCCATC